GACCAGAACCTCAGCGATGTGAACGATAAAGCAAAGGCGCGGGATAACCTCGGGCTTAAAGGTGCTGCCGTTCTCGACGTCGGCACGACTGCCGGCACGGTTGCTGCTGGCGACGATTCGCGCATCACCGGTGCGCTACAGGGCGAGAAGTTGCTGAACGAGATAGCGGCGAAAGGGGCGGCAGCTCAGGCGGAAGCGCGCACAAATCTGGGTATCGGTGAAACCGGCTCGGTTCCCGGGGCGGGGGAGATTGGCTCTCACATTCTTGCCCGATGGCAGGGTGAGACGTCATCAGGCAGAAACAAGCTGCGATATGGTGACACTGTAGCGGGGTCATCGCTGGGCTCTGCTGGCCTGATTGACAGCTCGACCGGCACCAATGACGTAAAGCTGGCTTTTTATTCTAATGATTTTTTTGCGAACGACGTGAGCGGTACATGGCGTTGTCTGGGGCAGATGTCCAGGGATGATGTGACCGGCACGCTGTTCGTGCGTATTGCGTAGGGGGAGATATGGAATTTACCAAAGTGCTGGATGCGGTCTACGCCTCAGAATCTGGTGATGTGATTGATTGCCAGATTGAAATTGAGGGGCTCGGCCTCCTGCCGTTCTCTGCCAGCAAAAACGACCCGGAAGCGCACGGCCAGCAACTTTATGAAGAACTGATTTCTGGCCAGTGGGGCGAAATCGCCGCTTATGTTCCACCTGACAGCGAAAAGGTTGCCGCGCGAGCTGCTGCTGCAGCGCAGGCACTTAAAAGCGCCCGTTTTACCGAAGCGACCGGGGTGATTGACGCCCTGCAGTTCGCCGTTGACAGCGGCGAGGCGACCAGTGAAGAGGTTGAGCAACTGGCCGCGTGGCAGCAATATCGCCTGGCTTTGATGCGTACCAGAGTCACCGATTCGGCGCTGGAATTACCGGAGAGGCCTGCCGATGTGGAGCACTAAAAAGCTGACAATAAGCCCGGATGCGGCCGGGGTGGTCTGCAGCGTGCTGGCCGTTAACCCGTGGACACCCGGGGCAGGAAAACAGGAAAGCTCTGGCGTGTACCTGAGCCCGGAGAACGCTATCGAATGGGCGGCCAAAAAGCTGGCAGGCGCGCCATCCAGCCTGGATATCACCGCAATGCTATTCAGTGCGACAACGCTGCCGGCGTTTGTTGATGTGCTGGCAACTGCTGCCGCAATTTTCCCCGTTACCCAGCTAACACAGGTCTGGCGGCGCGCCGGTTCGGCCTTAAACCTCCTCGAAACAAGGATGCAGATCCCCGCAATGGCAGGTGGTCTGCCTGCAGCTGCGGCTCTTTCGGTGCCAACATTGCGCCAGGCCGGCGCGGCTCAGACGCTCATTTCTGCTGCCGGCGGCTCACTCCCGGGTATCGGTGAGGCGCTTGCAGCATTTAAAGCGCAGCGAGCAGATCTTCTGGCCGATGCGCAGAAGCAGCTGCAGCAGCTTTCCGGCCAGCGTCTCGCCGTTCGCGCGGTTTCAACCGTTCGTAATACGGCCGGCGCCATACGTGAAATGCGTGATGATATTCCGGCGCCAGACCACGTATTTACGCTGTGCCTGGTGTTTGCGGGAGAGGATTTATCGACGCTGCGGGGGATGCTGAAAGATGAGTGACCGCATTGATTTTGCCCTCAGCGGGCAGGCCATTCGCATGAAAAATCTTGAGGTGTCCGTATCGATGCGCATCCAGGATAAAGACCAGTCTGGGCAGGCATCGAGCACGGCCAGCGCGCAACAGGGGATTAAGGCCAAAGAGCTAAAGGTGACAGGCCTGATCCCTTATGACGATGAGGCGCAGCTCACCCTGCTGTATTCGCTTGCAGAAGCGCAGGACAGCGCCGGCAATAACGCGCGCTATCGTGTAAACCATGACACGGCCAGAAAGATAAAATTTCGTGAGGCCACATTCACCGGTGATGTGACCGCGTCAAAAGCGGCCGACCTGCTTGCCTGGCAGGTGTCATTCAGCCTGCGCGAGTATTTCAGCGTGGCAGAAAAAAAAGCCGAAATGCGCGCCAGTGGTAGCGGTGCAAAGGTGCAGACAACGCAAGGTACTACGGCTGCGACCGATACACCTGAAGAGCTGAGCTGGTTTGAGAAGGTGCTCAAAAAGGTGGACACGGCCATCGGATCGTATGACGGGGGGGAGGGATGAAAACGACTGCAGCGCTGATGATTGGCGCTGATTTGGTGCATGTCTCTGACTATCATCTGCTGCTTGAAACCGGTGCGTGCGGTCGGGGATATGTCACGGCTGAACTCGATGCCGATTGCACTGGCTCGCTGGTGCGCTTTGATCTCGGCGTGGGTGAGAGTGTTTATCGCTGGTTTACCGGATACGTGGAGCGCTGCGGCGATGCTGAGCGCGGTTATAAGCGCCTGTTCGTGCGCGAGCTGGCCGGAACGTTAAACAAAACGTGGCCGGTGTCGCTGCAGCACCCGACACTGCGGGAGGTCTGCGCCACGCTCTCGGCGCTTACAGACCTGCAGTTTTCAGTACCGGCCGCAGAGTATGCTGATATCAAAATCCCCCATTTCAAGAGCGCAGGCAAAGGCTTTGCCCTTCTCGACAGCCTCGGCGGAGCATTCTCAATACCGGATTACTGCTGGCAGCAGCTGCCTGACGGCGTGATTTATGTCGGGAGTTATAACGACTCGCGTTTTGCCCGGGCAGGCGTTGAGATCCCGACAGACTTCATTAAAACCGGCAGCGCCGGCAACGGTGTGCAGCTGGCCATCATTCCCGCAATACGCCCGGGTGTAGTGGTGAACGGGCAACGCATCACCCAGGTGGAAATTGAGAACGGAGACATGCAGCTGCGCTGGACGCCCAAAAACAGCGCCGGCCAGCCAGCGTGGGAGTCGCCGGAAAAGCGGCAGATTGATAAAGCCTATCCCGAGCTTTCTGCCGGTTTGCATTTACCGCGACGTGCGCGCGTCACCGGTTCGCCTGATACAGCGGAGCTGGGTGACGTTCACGATCCATTCCGGCCGCGTTACGCCGCCAACCTGCAGCTGCTCGACGCAGACGGCAATGATGCCGATATGCCCGAGCTCATTGCCGTGCCGTTGCCAGTGCCATTTGCCGGCAACGAGGGCGGCCTGTTCCAGTTTCCTGCAGAGGGTGCCATCGTTGAGGTGGGCTTTTCAGACGGTCGCCCAGATAAGCCGATGATTCGGCAGACGCTACAGGATGGCCAGACGCTGCCGGCGATACAACCCGGCGAGCAGCTGCAGCAGCAGCGCGCCGGCGTGAGCCAGAGAATCACCCGGGAGGGGAGCTGGCAACGGGAAACAGATCAGGCGATTGAGGAAAGCAGCGCCAGCAGAGTGGTGGTGAGCGACAGTGAAAGCCGGCAGACCACCACGCGCACCACAACCGTGAAAGGCAACGATTCGCTCACCGTTCTGGGCTCAATCTCGTTAATGGCCGGTGCAGTTCTGCAGCTCTCGGATGGTGATTATTGTGTCGGCGTTGCCGGTAAATACGAGCTCAACGCCAAACAGCTGCAGCAGGATATTGTGAGCGATGCTGCCCTGACGGTCGGCGGTACGTTAACAGAGAAGATAACCGGCATTCGTAAGAGTGTGGCGGCGGCTCAGGTTATCAATGGCCAGACGGTAGATATTGGCGATGGCGATATCAATATCCTTGATTGTCTAACCGATACGCTCGACGTGCTGCAGGAACTGGCCGAGCTAACCGCGCAGCACGTTCACAGCAATACAGGAACGCCAACCAACTCGGGGGCGATAAGCGCCAACGCATTACGCCCCGGCAAGCTCTCAGCGAAATACAAAAAACTCATCGCCTGACTATCACAAGCCCACTCCGGTGGGTTTTATTTTGCCCTCCCTCTTGCAAGCCCCTCAGAGCGCCCTGAGCGCATCCATTGAGAACCCCACCTATTCACACGCCCTCATTCCGTTGCGCCTGACAGCGCGCCGTTGCGGCCGCAGAATCGCGCGACCAAATCGCCAAGACTGACGGAAAAGGCGCTACGCCCCCCGCGCCTGCGGTTTTGGTGTCAAGAATGTTTTGCCAGATTTTTTTTGTGCCATTCACTGGCTCAGACCGCGCGGTATAAGGGGCGCAGCGTCCGCTCCCGTTTGGCAACGTTTGCACGTTTTTGCCACGGCTTGCCGGCTCTCACAGATCGCCACGGATCCACGATTTTTGTAAGTAATTGATTAAATTTAAAGAAATGATAATTCCGTCATTCTGACCATAACGGCGAGAATATCCCTAGCGGCAGCTGCAGCCCGCCGTTGCTGGGGTTGTGCTGTTCCATCCATGGCAAAAATAGGCATAGGGATACTCCTGCGCAGCCAGCCACAACCCGCCGGCATCAGCAGCCAGGAAGTAGTACGAATACACAACAATAAGAGAACATTCACACCAACAACTCAGGCTAAAAGCTGCCCAATAGCAGGGTTTCAAAAGCAGAGGGGGAGGGCGTCGGAAAACCATCACAAATATCACAACATTGAATAATGTTATATATAGTATTGATATTATTAGTAAATATTGAAACTTAAAAACATCACAAAAGCCTCACAACACCATCACGTTGTGATGTTTTTTTCTCTCACAAATACCTGCTTTTAACTTACTGATTTTAAAGGTTGTGATGTTTTTGAGATGGTTCTGTGATGGTTTGTGATGAAATGACCATCACAAGATAAAATATATAAAATCATACAGTTACATACTTTTTTTGATGCCCGTGATGGTTGTGATGGTTTTCCGACGACCTCACCCGCTCAATGCCGGCAGGGCAACCAAATTATTTAACAATTCAGATGGTTAAAAGAAAGTCACCGACGCAAGCTATGCCGGCAGATTATTATGTTTTATACTGGTTTTATATACAGTATTTTGGTGAGGGGGATTTATGCCGCGCGAATACGAGATAGAGGGGGCTTTCAGGAAAGCCATTAAGATAGAACCTAACGGGCGTAGAACGGTGAGAACCAGTGATTTTGTGCGCGAACTTGAGCGTGTTAACTGGAACTGGACGGCACGGAAAGCCAATCAGTGGATCGAGTTTTACATCACCACCTTTAAGGACATATCGGAGGTAGAAGGTGAGGAGCGACTCTTCATGCTGTTTAATCCGAACAATGGAATCTGAGCTTTTTGACCAGATGCAAAAGCTAACTTAACCAATAACTGCCTTCCTCAAAATGAAGAAAAGGGCTCGTTTGGTTTTCCCTATGCTTCTGGCAAATACTATCAAGAGTATTTTCTGTAATCTGAGCAAAGAAGCGCATGGGGAAGATAAGCTCCCAGCGGTGACTGATAATTATGCCGCCTGCACTGTCTGGGCTGATAGAACCGACATTCTGGTAATGTGGACGTCTATCTGGCCTTGATGTTGACTCAAAGCCCGCACCAGGCAATCTGAATTCATGAGCTAATTTGTTCCGATAACGCCAAAGTAATTCCGCGTGAGTGAAATTAACAGGAAAATTTCCATTTAATGGCTTGGGCATACCGTCTGATGAAGGCCAGCGAGTGAGTATATCTTTCCTCTCAGGATCGTTATAGAGGTCAATAGACGCTCTCAGAATGCTGCAGGATGGTGCGAATTTCTTTTCCTTCTCTGCTTTTACCCAATCATAAAGCTTAATAAATTCCTTCGGTATTGTATCGATGCAATCAAATGCATGGCAAAGCTGCAAAAGGCTAATCCTATCCCAGTCTGACCAACCCGAATGATGGGAAATTGTTTGTGTGAAGCGTTTGCCGTTTTTTTTCGCTAGCTCGGGAAATGCGGCCTTACTCAGTGAATCAAAGATGGCGCAAAGAATGAGTTTTCCCGGTTTCCCCTCAAACTCAAGGTTATGCTCAGCAAGAGCAACATTAATCATTTTTCTGTTGTATTCACTGAATCTATCAATTTTTTCTTGTACGGTTTCCATGCTAAGGAGCTCTGAGGTTTTATAGAAGTGGTCAAAATGCTAAAATTGTGGACAGTTTTGGGACGTTTGGGGTGTGATTTTGAGTAAAATCATAAAGTTACATGATAAAAAAAGGCGACCGAAGT